ATAGTTGTGGCTTGATCTACCACAAGTTCCCCAGGTCTAGCATTGCCGTTGTAGTTTGCCAATGTCTCTTGAGCATTGTCCTTCATTGCGGCACGTGAAATGCCTGTGATGTTGTCGTATGGTGGTGGTGGATTGGCCATACTTTACTTATGATATTGTTGTCAACAAAAAACCCGCCGAAGCGGGTTTTTTGTTTGGGTGCAATCTCTGATTAGGAGAAAGACAAGTTAGACACGGCGATCTCACCAACGTAGTCACCAGCGTTACCAAAGCTGCTGGCAGTGTTGGTAAGTTCGATGTATCCGTAACGAGTCATGAAGCTCACGACTGGTTCGAATGTTGTTGGGTCCAGAACAACACCGCTGCTCATCAATGGAATGTATGGGCAGTAGAATGCTGGAGCGTCAGCTTCCGAAGAACCTTTGTAACCAACCAACACAGGTGTTGTGTCGCTAGCATAGCTGTCGACGAACACACGCATTGCGCCGTTCAAGGTACCAACAAACTTGGTGTTTGTAGGAGCTTCGAATGTGCCTTCTGTAGTGCGAGCAAAAGCAGAAGTAGTTGCAGATTGCAACACTGTCAAGCTAGCTGGGCTAACCACAGCATAGTTACCAGCGCCACGACGTGTACGCTGAGCGATCAGGTTAGCAACACGGTTGATCAACACGGCCAAAGCAGCGTGTTCGTCACCAACGAATGTAGCAGTACCAGAAACGGTAGCTTGGTTGTATGTGAACTCAGTAGCAGCCAGTGAGCGCAAGCTCAACAGGATTTCCTGGTCAATTTCAGCTGTAATTTCTTGAGCCAGAGCAGCCATGATTTCTGCTTCAACGTCAATGCCGTGCATGGCTTGAGCGTCTTGTGCAGATTCAAATGTCCAACGAGCTTGCAACTTACGTGTGCGAGCTTCAACGGCCTGCTTCAGGATTTGCACAGAAATTTGCTTACCGCCTGTACCTTCCATGGTAGCTGTGTTACCACCGGTATAACCAGTAGCTGTAGCTGTACCTTGGGGAACAGTAGAATAAGCCTGTGCAATTGTGAATGGGCTCAATGCTTCAGTACCAGCTGTCACGCTTGTAGCGGCAGCGGATTGGTCTGTCAAGCTCTGGGCGTAACGAACACGCAGAGTGTGAATTTGACCAACTGGACCAGTCATGGGCTGAACACCAACCAACTCGTTAGCAATAACGGTGGGCATAACACGACGGATCACTGGCAGAATCACACGGTTCAGTGTGGCGATGTTGCCAGATGCTGTGGAACCAGCTGTTGCGTTTTCTTTCAAATACTTGCGTGTATTCTCTAGGATAACGCCCATGCTGTTGCGCTTGGAGCCGTTCAGACCTTCAAGCAGTGCTTCTTTGGTCTCGCCCCAGCGGCTTTCTAATAGTTCTTGTGACATTTAAGTCTCCTATAAAAAATTTTATAACCCTGCCAGGCGCTTGAGGTCAATAACGTTGCTCTTAACATCGCTATCTTCCTGTTGACCACTTGGAACAGATTTATCCCCAGTTGCGACAGAAACGTTTTCTGTGATCACTTTAGAGGCTTTCACAGAGCGGTCTTCCAACACGGCTGGTAGATACTTTTCGAAGGCGTTTTTCAGACGGCTTGTCTGAACGCTTTCCAGTAAATTACGCATAACTTCGGCTTTTTCCTTGTTTAAGGGACTCAGCAATTCTTGCATCAGGTCTTGACGCTCATTGCTTTCCTTGATCATGCGTATTTCACGTTCTTTGCTCTCGGCAACGACTTTGGCTCGTTTAACGAGATCGATGGCTTCACCTAATTGCTGATCTTTCTTGGCCAATGCATTGTATAACTTGCGTACTTCTGCCTTCTCATTGAGATGAGTAGCACCGAATTCAGCAGCATAAGCTTCAAAAATACGACGTCCAAAATTGTTCTCGCGAGCAACTTTGATGTCTTCCTGCAATTGTGTGAGTTCTGTCTTTAGATGACGGCTAACAGCTTGACTCATCTTTTGAGCACTTTCCTTAACGAAACGTGTCTTAAGAGTTTCAAGTTTTGCACGAGCTTCACGAACGAGGCGGACTTTGGTTTCCACTACGTCACGCTTGTCAGCGGCAAATTCTTGAATTTCTTTGGCCAAGGCGTGCACCATGAAGCTTTCTAGTTTCTCTAGACCTTCAGCATGCATTTTACGATCTTTGCGTAGTTCGCCAATTTCTTCAGCCAGCTTGGTCACCAAGAAGCCGTTAAACTTCTGTGCTGACTCTTGCATTTTGGCTTGAAACTTGACGCGGTCTTCGGCAAGTGCTTGCTTTTCAGCAGCCACTTGTGCGATTTCTACGGCCAGACCTTCTGTTACCATTTTATCTAAAGCTTCTACCATCACTGTTTTGTCATGTTCATAGCGTTGTGCGAACTCTTCGCGTAGTTCTGCACGAGCCTGCTCACGAGCTTCATTCAGCTTGGCTTCCCAGGCTTCATTGATCTCTTGACGAGTTTCCTCGGTGATCAGGTTGCTATCTAACAATGGTTTGATTGCATCTAACATTAGTAGATTCTCCTTAGATCTTAAGTTCTCTAATGAGTTTTACAACTTCACTTTTGAGATACTTTTGCACTTTGTTGTCTTCGCCCGCTTCCTTTGCGATCTCTAACAATCTATGACCGTACTTCATATTCATCATACTTTCATAAATTGCTTTTGGATACGCATTTGGTGCGCTGGGTTGAGCAACCACATCTATAGTGACGATTTCAAAGTCACTTACATGTCCTGTTCTGTCGTCAACGTTGCCGCTGCCACGACTTGAAACTCCTAACTTGACCCCGGATGTCAACAACGTCTTGATCAACTCGCCCATGGGGGTTGGTAAAATCTTTAGTTTGCCGCAGCCAGCGTCGCCATCCATCCACATGCCTTCAACACTGTGGCAAACACGGTCTAAGTTAATCTTCAGATCATCAGGATGATCCACTTCACCTAACACCGAGTTACCTTCTTTAATCTGTTGATTAATAGTGTTTACCGCTTTGCTGATTTCGTGCATTGGATAGACGCGGTCATTTGCATTGCGCTTGTTGCCTTCAATGCAAATGCCTTTTAAGTAGAGGTTCTTACCGTGGCCATCCGGTGCAGATTCCTCTAGCACCTGGATGTTGGCCTGATTAAAGGTAAGTTGTTCTCTAAGCGTTTTCATGGATTAACCGCGTGCCACTGGGCTCTTTGTGTTAACACCTGTTGCCTGTGCCAAATGTGGCTTGGTAGCAGGCTTTTGATCTTTCATGCTGGCACCAGCTTTGTTCTGGAAGTCACCAATCAAGTCTTTGGTTTGGTTGCTGTAAACACCGGGAGCATCGTGTCTGCCACCGCCTTCGCCACCAGCGTGAACTGGCTTGACTGTGTTGCCAATTGGGCCTTTTGCGCCAGCATTAGCGGCTACACTAGACTTCTTGTTGACGCCGCCTTCTTCAGAAGTCACTGGCTTTGGGGCTGCTTTTAATGAAATTGCTTCCATCATTTCGCCTGTGTCGTCCATCTCAATAGCGTCGCCGCCTTCTTTGGGACCAAAACCGTCGCCGTCGCCTTGCTTGTCGGTCATCAAGTCTTCAAATTCAGACATCAACTGGTCCAATTTGTCTTCAAGATTCATGATGTCGTCTTTGGTGGCAGGTTCCTTGCTGTCGTGCGCATCTTCGATATCACGAGTAAGATCACGACCAGCTTTTTCAGCACCGTCATCGAACTCAGTGTCATCGCCTTCGCCTTCCATGCTCATGCTGGTTTCGTCAGCTTCGATGTTGTCGATTAGGCTGTCAGCAGCGTCCATGTCCATGGCGCCTTCTTCGATGTCATCTGCTTCTTCAAGCTCTTCAGCTTCTTCAAGATCTTCAGCTTCTTCAAGACCTTCTTCAAGGTCAGATTCTTCTTGCATCAAATTTTCATAAATCTCACGGCTCTTGGCCACAACGATGTCATGGAAAAGTTCGCGAGCTTTTGCGTCTTCATCATTGATCACGTATTCGATCAATTGTTCAAATCTGTTCATAGGGAAACTCCTGTAAGTAAAGTGTGCTGTTATTTACACAGGAGGGGAAAAACTAGCGGTTTATGGGGTCAAAATGGCGATAAATTACATCGCCGGTGCTGCTGGTGGCGGTGCGTATTGTTGACGCACCAGTTTGAGTTTTTCTTTGTATTCAACTGTGCGCACATCATTCATTCTGCGTAGTTTGTTTAACTGACGTAGAGTTAGATGCGTTTTACGCAGATCGCCCAGTTGTGTTTGGCTGTTGTCTTGTGCTAGATCCTGGTAGGCTTCAGGATCCTTGTGCCAAAATTCATTCAGTATCATAATGAATATTTATGCTGCCGGTGGCGCTCCGGCACCGCCCACTCCGCCGGGTACCACAGGACCAGCTGGTGCTGAACCCACTTCAGGTGTGCCCGGTGCTGCTGGTTCCATTTGTGCAATTTCTTCGCCAGTTTGAATATCAGTTTCCATGGCACCTGGACTAATGCCCACTGCACGTAGATCACTGCCGGCAACTTTGATTTCAGGATCTTCGCGCTCTTCTCGCCACATGTCTTCGTTTTCTTTGATCTCTTCTTCAGTTAGACCCAGGAAACGCTCAAGCATGAAGCGTTTGCTCATGTAGGGCAGTGGTTCCAACTGCATAAAAGCTTGTATTCGCGTGTTGTCCAGTTCGCTCTGGCGATAACTTGCAAAGTTTTGTGGAGCATTAAACGTCAAGCTAAACAGGCCCGAGTCTATGTTAAACCCACGCCACTTCAAGAACATCTTGAATTCGTCGTCAAGTTTTTGTGAAATCAGCTGCTGCAAACGTTCACAATACTGGTTGAATCTGTACTCTTGAATCAGTGCTGTGCCCACTTTTCCGTCGCTTAATGCACGGTCTGAGTCGTCAGGACCAGTGGGCAAATAGCTTGATGGCACACGCAGACCACGTGCCATTTTGTTGTTAAAGTACTTTAGATCGTCAATTTCGCCTAGATTTTGACCGCCTTGTAGCACATCTACGCTAGAGCCACGACCGTCTTGTCCTTGAGGGAAGAAGTAGTCTTCGTTGATTGACAGTGGATTATAACTGGAATCCATCATGTTTTGTCCGCCACCTGTTATGGTGGGGATTCTACGCTGGTGCATTTCGTTCTTGATGCGTTCAACAAACTGCATGGCAAGGTGGCTGGGCATGTTGCCCACGTCAATTTTGAACACTCTGCGCTCAGGAGCACGGCTCACACGATAGATAAGAATAGCGTCTTCCAGCAGTTCTTTCTGCTTGTAAACCTTGTAAATCTGTTCCAGTACACTGCGCCCAAATGGCCAGAACACATCCAGGCCTTCGTTCAGGCTGCAATGCACCACGTGTTTGGCGTCAATTGTGGCTTCGTTCATGGCATGCATGAAACGACTGTTGCCCACACCGCCGCCCACACCGCCGTTGGGCATGGTGTAGTTGGCCGAGCCACTTATTGTGCCGGTCACAGGGTTGGTCATGTAGTCTGTGGTGGTTTTTGCTGCCACAGTCATGTTCTGGAAGTTGGGGTTGATGTCACGAATCACATACTGTTCGGGACGTTTGCCTTCTGACTCGTTAACAATGATGCGCATGACCTTGCTCATGTCCACCCAGTACATTTCAAATGTTTCTGGGTCGCGCACAAACACTTGATCACCATACTTGATGGTGTTACGGAACAGTTTGAAGATGCGTTGATCCAGTTTGTTGATCTTGACCCACTGTTGCATCTGCTTTTTGATGATTGATATTTCGTGATCAGTGGGTTTGTCGTTGTACTTTACATCAAACGGTGTGCCGTTGGTTTCCGACATCTGCGTGGAGAATTCAGCAATGATGTCCAAACAGGCATTGACTTCCGAGTCCATGTCCATGTTTTCGTACTGATTGTACCGCTCAATTCGATTGGGGTGACCTGAATAAACTTCGGGCAGTCTTGATGCATAATTGCGAAACACAAAATCAGCTTGCGCAGATGCACTGTTGCCATCATTGCGGGAATACCCCGGCAGACCAAATTGATTTGTGCCCGATATTGGGCTTTGCACTCCGGAAGTGTCTGCTACCTTGAAGTACTTTCTCCAGCCTTGTTGTTTGTCTGCCATAGTTGTTTATTTACCGGGATCAGGATTGTATACGCAGTATCTTGGTTTGTATGTCGTTGCC